AAAGTTCCGAAATCACTCGTTTTACACCTGAAAGCGTAATCGATATATAAAACCTGATCTCCAACAGCAACATTTGTGGGCTGATCTAAATGTCCCATGCCACTTGCATCCGAACTCGTCGCACTTACAGCAGACGAATCACTGAAAAATACATCTAAATCATCACTTAAGGACATCTGTTGTTTCTACCTTCTTCTTTTGTTTTGGTTTTGGCGCTGGTGCAGGAACTTCTATTGCTTCCTTTGCACGACCTAATTTAATTAATTCTTTTGCAGCTACATCAGAAACGTCGAAAGTTCGACCGCTTTCTAAATGCTGGCCATCTGCAGAGCAGGTTTTTGTAATTAAAACTTTCATGAAAAAGAAGGGGCCGTTGCCGACCCCTAATCGATATTAAGTAGTGATGTCGGCAATAGTACCGAATGAAACAGGATTTCTTACAGCTACATCCATAGTTAAAATTCCACGGATTGAAGTAAGAGCCTTGCTGAAGTCATCAGCATCCTCACCCACAGTTATCTCTAAACCGCCGCCCCATGTGCCCATAATACACTGAGAGAAATCACCATAAACAATTGCAGAACAAACGCCTGAACTAGATCCTTTAGTTAGATTTGATGGAACTTGATTTGATGGAAGAACACCATAGCCATTTAGAACAGCTGGAGTACCACCACGACCAATTGCTGAAAGATCAGAGTTATAAAGGAATGCACCATCACCTGCTGCAGATCCTCCGGCTCTTAATTTCTTAAGCGCTCCCATCACTTTATAATTGGTCAAATAACGCACTGAATTTGGATTTACAGCACCGTTATCTTCCATTACAGCTGTTTCTAAATCGACTATTTTCTCTAGAGTTACAGCACCACCATTTGTTCCCATAGCAACTGAATTAATTCCAGAAGTTCCCATGATGCCAAGAGGCTCACCTGAAGAACCAGAACCATTCAATATTGCGCGATCCATTTCTAGCTGTAAACCATCACGCAAATCTGACCTAATAAGCTCTTCAATTCCAGGAGTACCTTGTAAAAGGATCTGTCTAGAGTGCTTCTGAATTGCCGCTAGGTTCTTCGGACTAAGAGAAATTTGATCAAACGTGCTGTTTGAAAATGTAATCGCCGTGGTGTCATTCGCGAGCCAGTAAGTTGATCCAACTCCGCTGCGACGTGGAATAGCGACATCTCCAACTAAACCATTCATTGTCTTTACACCAGCCTGAAGCATTACAGACTGATTTCTTAAAGCCTCAATGAAATCACCAGCTAGAAGATCAGTGGCAATTAAATTGCCTCCAACATTAGCCGTTCCAGCCACGTATGTAGCTCGTTCTGAAAGTGCTGTAAAAGGTACAAAGAAACTCTTCTCTGAAGAACGCTTATGACCTTTGCTTTCTACTTCACGAGATAGCTCGCGAACATAACCTGCATCTCTACTAGACCAATCATTAGTTAAGAGAGAACGAATACCAGCAGAGATCTTATATTCACACTGCTCTTTTTCATTTAGCTCTACAGGCGCAACAGTTTCAACGGGTCTTTTCTTGATTTCATCAAGCGCTTTTGCACGAACCTCTTCTATTGGCATGCCGCTATCTTCTGCTGTTTTTGCAAGCTCAGGAAGATTATGTGAAGCACATAATTCACGAATAGCTGCAACTCTGGCGCGTTCTTTGCTAAGGACAGATTTCTCTGTTTCAGCACGCACCACTTCGAGATCGGGAGTGGTAGACATTTCTACTTTGTTTTCTATAGGAGGACAAGGTGGTGCGACAGTTGTCGCGTCAGCGTTACTTGAACGCTCTTTAGGCATATTAGATGATTTGTCTGTGTCGGACGTAGGCTTAGCAGATCGGCCTATACCAACAGAGGGATCTGCAGCCAAACTACAGATGCTGACCTCGTGAGGACACCAGTCAACGGCTCTGTATTGGTTCTCGCCATCCTCCTCAGTTTTCCTTATTGAATACCCAGTAGAAACCCCTCTCAGGATTCCTTTTTGAACATCATTAAAAACTTCAGAAGGAAATGGATTATCAGAAAAGCGAACTTTCACATAGCCACGCTTATCTTTTAAATAAGCTGATTCGACTACTCCGATGGGTTTATCTCTGTCGTGATTAAACAACAAAGGAGCCGCATCCTTTAAACGAGATAAGTCTACGGAACTTTCACGATGGTCCAGGACTTCAATCCCTAGATAACCACGATCAACTCCTAGTTCAGAAGAAAAGGGAAACTCTACAGTCCGTGAATCCTTATCGATCTTAAATTTGACCGATTTAGGTTCAGCACGTATTTCGAGTTTCTCTTCTACATCACGAGCCTCCATTGTTTTTAGGTTTAATTTTCTCTTCTACTTTAACCACTCCGTTCTGCGTAGGGATATCGGGATTACTATCAAAAACTAGTTTTAGTTGCTCTGCTTGATCAACCTCTACCTTTCTTGCGTTCATTAGTTCCTCAATATCCATACTTCCCATCTCACTTATCACCTGTGCCTGCGTTTTAAATCCAGCCTTTACCGCATCTCTTGCAGCAGCTATTTCTTTCTGAGGATCGACGAAAGCCCAACCCCTAAATAGCCATCTCACTTTTTTATATCTTTCAGGTTCTGCTTCAAAGCTATTTAATTCTAAATTACCGCTTAAAACAGATAATTCGAGCCAACTATCAAATATTGGTTGATAAAAACGCTCTTGTAAGAAACCTTGAATTGTTCGGTAATGATCGCGATCTTCTATCAGACTTAATCTTGACGACGAATAGTTGGTCTGGCTGAAATCACGACTCACGCTTTCATATGAAACTCCGCATCCACTCGCTAAAGCACGCAACATTGCGCGAAGGAACGGTTCAAACTCTCCATTAGGAGCATCCATTTGTGGAACATGAACTTGCTCCCCAGGTGCGAGATATTTCCATACACCAGGCTGAAAGTCTGTTACTCGTTCATCTTCAAAAACATCCTCTCCTAATAATTCACCTTCTGGACTGCTAATAAATCCTTGGATACTCGATGCAGCTCGCGCTCTGATAACACTGGCTTCCTGAAATCCTGCTAAGTGGTGAAGATCTTGCAGTGCGCTTGCTAACCAGCTAACGCCTCTTGTCTGGCCAGGTCTATCGGCAATAAATAAATGGATAATCTCGTCAGCAGGCAAAATC